TGAAGCTGCAGCACTACAAACAAGAGTAATGTAGTTTACATCAGCAACATTATCATTTGTGTAAGTGAAAAGGAGCAGGTCTGCATGGGCCATTTTCCCATAGTCTGAGTTGCCACTGTCAGTAAAGAAGTTGAATGTTTTACTACCATCTGTATATGCTGCTCCAGCATCAGTTCCAGTCATTCCAGATATAGAACCTGCCCCAGCATTTACTGCACCTCCAGTTGTCACCTGGACTGCAGTACCAGATCCATTTCTCCAGTACATATTCCCACCGGACTGATATATTGAATAGCTGGTACTTGAAGCAGTTACTGAG